ACTGGTCGTATATACATTATGAATATCGATCATTGCAATGAGCACTCATCCTTTAAGGACAAGGTTAGCATGAGTAACCTATGTCAAGAGATTACTCTACCTACAGATCCTATCCAACACATTGATGGTCAAGGTGAGATTGCTTTGTGTATTCTATCTGCTATTAATGTAGGTAAGATTAATAAACTTGATGAGTTGGATGAGTTATGTGATCTTGCAGTACGTGGTCTTGATGCTCTTATTGATTATCAATCTTATCCTGTTAAAGCAGCAGAGCAGAGTACAAAGAATCGTAGGTCACTTGGTATAGGATACATTGGACTAGCACATTATCTTGCTAAGAATGGTGTTAAGTATGATGATTCAGAAGCACATAAGTTAGTTCATGAACTCACAGAGAGGTTTCAATATGCATTATTGACTGCTTCTAATCATCTTGCTATGGAGAAAGGACCATGCGGTTACTTTGGTAAAACAAAGTATGCTGATGGCAACCTACCGATAGATACATATAAGAAGGACGTTGATGAGATAGTGTCGAATGACTTACAATGTGATTGGGAGTTTCTACGTGAAAGAATACTACAGCATGGTCTTAGGCACTCAACATTGTCCGCACAAATGCCTTCGGAGAGCAGTTCCGTTGTGTCAAACGCTACCAATGGAATCGAGCCTCCTAGAGACTACTTGTCCATTAAGAAGTCGAAGAAGGGGCCTCTTAAGCAAATTGTTCCCTCCTATTCCACTCTAAAGAATGCATACACATTGTTGTGGGACATGCATAATAATGATGGGTACATCAAAGTTGCTGCAGTAATGCAGAAGTTCTTTGACCAAGCGATCAGTGGTAACTGGTCATATAATCCAGAGAACTATGAGAATAATGAAGTACCTGTATCAGAGATGGCTAAGGATCTTTTAACAACTTACAAGTATGGTTGGAAGACATCTTATTATCAGAATACATATGATGCTAAGAAAGATATAGATGAACCAGCACATCCAATAGGATGGAAGGATGATGTCCCTGATGTGGACCAATTAATTGATAAAATTTTAACTACCGAGGAGGAGCCCTGTGACAGCTGTGCAGTCTAAACAAGTTCAAGGAATGACAGTATTCAATCGTCAGAAGGTTGATACTACGAAACAATACATGTTTTTTGGAGCACCTCTGAGTATTCAACGTTATGATTCATATAAATTTCCAACTTTTGATCGACTGACACAGCAACAACTAGGATATTTCTGGAGACCTGAAGAGGTATCACTCCAGAAAGATCGTGCTGACTATGCACAGCTTAATGAGTTACAAAAGCATATCTTTACTTCTAATCTGAAGTATCAGATCATGTTAGATTCTGTTCAAGGTAGAGCACCTGGTATGGCATTCATACCTTATTGTTCTTTACCAGAACTAGAAGCATGTATGCAAGTGTGGCAGTTCATGGAGATGATACACTCTAGATCATACACATATATTATTAAGAATGTATATCCAAATCCTGCTGATGTATTTGATACTATTCTAGATGATGATAAGATATTAGATAGAGCAGCATCTGTTACAGAGTCTTACGATTATTTTATTAGATATGCACAAGAGTATGGATCAGGAAACATGTGGAGACCAGACTCAAAAGGATCTCCCTCAGCAGCATGGACAATCAGAGACCTCAAGAGAACCTTATACAGGGCTGTCGCTAATGTCAACATACTGGAAGGTATTCGGTTTTATGTATCTTTCGCTTGTTCTTTTGCTTTTGGGGAACTCAAACTCATGGAGGGTTCAGCAAAAATCCTCTCACTTATTGCCAGAGATGAGAGCCAACATTTGGTACTCACCCAACAGATATTAAAGAGTTGGTCTGAAGGTAAAGATGACCCTGAAATGGCAGAGATTGCTAAAGAAGAGAAAGAAAATGTAGTACAGATGTTTAAGAAAGCAGTTGATGAAGAGAAAGAATGGGCTGCATACTTATTCAAAGATGGTAGTATGATAGGATTGAATGATAGATTGTTACATCAGTACGTAGAATGGATTGCTAATAGAAGAATGAGAGCCATTGGTTTGAAGCCTATATACGATCAACCCCTTAGAAATAATCCTTTGCCTTGGACTGAGCATTGGCTTAACTCTAAGGGTCAACAAAACGCACCACAAGAAACGGA